CACCTTCGATATTCGTAAACGTCCCTGGAGAATGGCACAAAAACTGGTTCTGTGTGATTCTCTCAAGCATGGCTTCAGGCCGCCGTGCGACTCTCACAAGGAGAGACAACAACAGCCTGGTACCTCGCTCACAGGGGGTACTAAAAATAAGAAGTGTGAATCCCGGGATTGTTTCCGCCGTGAGTGGACTGAAGCTCGCTTTTTCTACGAGCTCAGACCTCTGATCGGTTTCTACAACGATGTTCAGTTACGTAATGAACGCGGTGACAATGATGCGTTGCAAAGACCCTACCCGCAGGGGGCCGAAGAGAATAAGTTGATCTACAAAAAGACCGTAGAATGTTCTCGTCGAGCTGCACGGATGTTGCGAGCCTTCGTAGTGATGTGTTGGCAGAATGATATCGATTTTGACTGTGTCGGGAATGAGTTCCCTAGCATAATCGGTACCTTTGCCATTGTCACTGCGTATGGTTTTCTTGAAAAGCTTTGTAAGCAGTTCTGCTGCTGGCCTCAACAGAGGCTATTGGGCAGTGAAGAACTCCGTGAGCCTTGGGCTCAGGTTTCTTACAAAGACCTTTTTGGTAAGCATATTCGTAGGTTCATAATCTCAAGATTTGCCCCATCGGCACTTAAGCACAATAAGACGCGGCTTAGGACCTATCTTTGGTCCGATGCCTTCAACCGTCTCAAACGCTGTTCGATGCCTGTTAGTGAATCTTTTGAAGCCGAAGCTCTGATGAAGCATTCTGTTGCTCTGTCGACGCCCAATCCTCCAGACAGGACGGATCAGGAAAGTATTGACATGAAACAACAGATCAACGAGGTTATTGACGTACTCTTCGATGAATGTCGAATCTCGAAAGGTGGGAGCCTAATTCAGAAGGCCCGCCACGTAGACCATAAGAACCTCATGAGTCTACGAGATACCAATTCATTTCTTCCTTCAAGTTCAGCATGTTTTGAGAGCTCTAGGACTGAGGGGGGTGCACTAGGAGAACTCTGGCGTAGGTCAAGAGTTAGAGGTGCATCCAGCTTCCTTGACTGGATTCTGTGTGATAAGGAACTCGTTGGTGCAACTTCACGTGGTGTTTTGATTTATTCACGTCCAGTAGACTCCCACTTCAGGGATCTACTTGAGAACATTGGTGGTGGTGATCAGGTCATTGTTGACGACCTTGGTTGCCCTACCCGTGTTCAGATGATGGACGTTCCACCAGTGAAGCTGCCCTGTCGGGCTGTCCCTATAATAGAACCCTTTAAAGTCCGTGTGATCACAAAAGGACCCGCCCAAGAATACTACTTTGCTTCTCGCTTCCAGAAGGCAATCACTTCAGTGATGAAGAGGTCGCCCATCTTCCGTACCCTCAAGGGTACTCTGGATGAGAAAAGTTTTGAGGTGTTCAAGGGTTATAAGTACTTTGGGTCTGTTGACTATTCTGCCGCGACCGATGGCCTCTGTAAGGAGCTGTCGGCCTATGTCGTTCGTTCAATCGCTGAGAAGTTCATTCTCAGTGAGGAGCAAGTTCAGCTTGTTCTTGCTACTCTCCTTTCTCATGATATTCATTATAAGATTGGAGGGGAGGAGTTCGTTCGACAACAGGAGATTGGTCAGCTTATGGGTTCACACGTCTCATTTCCCGTGCTCTGTATTCTCAATTTATCGGCACACCTCTACTACTACAAGCAAGTGTACGCATCTGCTCTCGGTCAATGGATTGAGGGTGGGTGTGTTGGTGATGCCCCGATGAAGGTCTATCGTTCACCTGTCCAAATCTTGGATGGCTCTCTGCCACTCCTTGTGAACGGTGATGACTGCCTCTTCGGAGAGAATTATGAGTGTGATCTCAAACGTGAAATCTGGAAACGTGCGATATCCTTGGTTGGCTTTACCCCTTCACCGGGGAAGAACCATTACCATAACGAGGCGTTCACGATCAACAGTATGTTGTGGTACAGGACCAAAATGGGGGATTTCTCCCAGGTCCGTGCCCCACGTATTGAACATCTGTGGAACGAGTCATGGCGCAAGGATAAGGAAGAGATTGCTCTGAAATCTTACAGTGATGCCTGTGGCCTCGGAAAGCTGCAGTGCGAGCTATTTGAGACTTGCCCCTATGACCCCACCAGTGAGTTCATCTCGTGTCATAAGAAGACACTCGAGAGATACCCTGGTTGGTTCATTCCCTCATACCTTGGTGGTGTGGGGATGAGATCCTCGAAAATTTCCATCGAGGATCGCCTCCGCGTTGCTGGGCTCTTACGAGCCCGGGAGCAGGGGACGTTTATGGGTTGCTCAAGTTCAAAGTTGCGTGCGGGATTCACTGAAGAATTCACGAGAATCAAGAATGAGATCATGGAGAATTGGTACGATGAGGTGTTAGTTGGTGAGGATGACCCTAGGGCGAGAAGCCTCAAGGAGTCATTGGATGTGGAGATGAGAGGGTGGGGAATCAGGGAAGAACATTTCCTACACTACGGAGTTGAGCCATTTGTTGAGGGCTCTTTCCACTCTTTTCTGCAGTATGGAAAGACTAACACTTACGGGTTACAACCTGTGTCTTATATGACTTTTAGGAGACGCATGGTTGTGAGATTCGTGCAACGCCGTGGCACTGACTATGTTGCTTGTTCCGAGAAGGAACGTGCTGATGAACCAGCCCGAAACGATGACGCTAACATGAGGTCATATGAGGGTAGGTTTGTACAGTTCGTTCTTGGTTGGAGCAACAAGGACAGGTGGGTGTCACGAGGTGGACAAGCGCAGTAAATGTTGGTAATCGCTTCGGAGTTATCATATCTGTCGCATGAAACGTACCCAACCACCAAGCCCACTGGGGCGAGGTAACAAGAGTTGGATCGGGAGATTGCGGTGGTGAGAAAGCCTCCACGGTTACTGGCGATAGCTGGTTGTCCTACCTGGGATCCGGGATCCCAAACAACAAAAGACGGATAAGTGGTTCTGTCCCTCCAGCTGGTTCTCTGGAGTTCCCTGGCTCAGTTTATTACGG